CGTGTAGGTCGAGAGCGAGAACGCTTCCGACAGGTTGACGGCGTTCTCCTGCGAGAGACGAAGCGCTCCCGAGGTGTACTGACGGAGAGCGAGCGACGAAACGAATGCGCACTCGTCCTTGTTCACCGAGTCAAGTCCAGCGTCAACGACGATGGGGATACCGGCGATGGATCCACGGAGTCCCGAAACGTTTGCCGAACCTGCGAAGCCAAGAGCTTCACCAGCGAACGAGATGACCGGGGTTCCATCAAGGGCAAGCAAGTCCTTGAAGGTGGCCTTGTCAACGACGAGGGCATCAATCTGCACACCGTTAGGCGTGAAGTAGGTTGCCGATGCGTCAGCAAGTGCGCCGACCCATCCGTCGTAGGTTCCAGCTGCAAGGGTGACCTTGTTGGTTGCGATGACCTGTGCTGCACAGACTGCTTGGTACTTGGTGCGCAGCTGCGTAGCAAGTGCCTTGCCGAGTCCGATTGCCTGACCACGGAGAACCGAGTTCAAGTAGTCAACCGAGGAACGGTCGATAACCTGACGCGACAGTTCGGAGTAGTTTCCGACCGTGATGATGTTTTCGGTGAACGTGTCAAGGTTGAGCTGGTAGTAACCGAGGTCGTCACCTTCGGCAGCCTGTGTGGCCGTACCGTCGGTGATGCCATCGACAACAGCGAACGTGATTGTCATGCCGGTGGGGGGAGTAACTCCGCGACCGAACACAGAACCGAGAGGGTTGGCTGCGTCAACGAGACGGATGAGGTCAACGTCGATGGGGGTCGTGATTGAGTCAGCGGTCGTTGCGCCAGTGTAAGCGCGGACTGCATTCTCCTCGTTGGCAGCAAGTGCCTGAAGGAAGTGTCCAGCCGAACGGTAGGACGGTGCCGAAGGGGCTTCGACGGTGCCGAGAGTTGAGATTTCACGCTCAACCATTTCAATACGCTCACGAACCTCGGCGAGTTCGGGAGTCAGGTCACGGATTTCATCCATGATTTCTCCTTTTTGTTCAGCCGATACAGGGATGTCCTGTTCGGGTTCGTCACGCAATTCCGTGACAGTCGCTCCCTCATACCAAGGGAACGAAACTAGTGAGACTTCACGCACGTAGGCATCGGTGACGATGCGGTTGCGTTGTTCGTCGGTGGTGGACTTGCGCATGAGGAAGCCAACCGAGAAGCGGTTGATGACACCATCCTCGAGGAGTGCGATGGCATCTTTGCCACGAGAGGTCTCGGAGATAGTTGCGCGAATCTCAAAGCCCTCGTCGGTGTGACGGCCTTCGATAATGCGACCAATAGGTTCCGACTTGTCGTGTTGCCACATAAGTTTGGCTTCGGGGTCAAGCGTGACCGAATCGCGGGCGAACATCTCGCCGTTCTCGAGCGTGCCGTAAGGGACAGCAATCCCAGCCACCTCACGCTTGTCTTTGTCAGTGAGACGGAACTCCATCTCACGGGTCTCAAATTGTTCCATTGGGAACTCCTAACAGTGGCGCAAGCTTTTCGTCCTCACGAACTTCGTCGATGGTCTTGAAGCCTGCTGCGATTGCAATCTGGTGGGCTTGGTAACGGGTAAGTGTGTCATTGCGGAGCAAAGCATCAATGTTCATGCGTGCGTCAGTGCCACGAGGCAACAGTGCGCTCATGGCCTGCTCAATCTCGACGTAGTAAGCAGAGAGGGAGTACCGGGTGAATGCAATCTGTTCCTGCTCAACGTTTGAATAGGTCATGCTCGAGCCTGCTTCGGCGAGCATCATGTTGGCAGGAATGCCGAGTATGCGACAGACCTGTGAAGTGTTCCACTGCTGAACCTCAACAAACATTGCGTCACGAGGGTTCAGGAACAAGTTCTGAATCGACAATTCGGCAGGTGACACCACACTGCCACCAGTCTGCGCGTTGCGCAACGACTCGGCAATATCAATCAAAGTGTCAGGCGAGACAGGAACCTTCGGCGAAACAACCTGCGCAGCCATCCCCGAATCCGAGAACCACTTTGACGCAAAGTCGCGTGTGTCCTTTGAGTTGCGCAATTCCGCTTGACAAGCCTGAATCGGGCCCAGACCGTAAAGGTTGCCGGGCATGCTAAGCATCTTGAGGTGCTGAATCTCATTAGGTTGGTATTCGGTAGTACCCCGATAGGTGTACCCGGTGAGTTCTCCGCTATCCGTTGACTCAATCAATATGTCGAATGGGTTCAGCACTTCAAGCTTGACCGTCTCGCCACGGCCATTGCGCGAGATACGCCAATAAGCGTTTCCGGCCACAGCCATCGAGTTGACAGTACGCGCCATAAACTCGGCACGGGTTATCTTGTCATCGGGTTGCTTTACCCACAACGGTGTCGACTCAAGCCGAACATCGTCACGGTAAAGGTGAACACCAATCTGCTTGATTGCGTTCGACAGAATTGAAACTCCACGGTAGACGGCAGCAATGCTGACCGCTTCGACAGTGTTGACCCCAGCCGATGCGGAGCGTGGCGGTGGAACAATAGACGAACGGGTTGAGAGTTCAGTGCCAAAATCGGACGCGACGGAACGCACCGTCTCGATTGCGCGAAGGGGGTTGAGGAAGTCTAAAAGGCTTGCCATACGCAATAATCGTACCATACGACGCAAGAATCTTGCGTGGCGTGTCTAAATTGTACGTTTTATGTTATTGGCACGAATCGCACTGAAGATAATCCATTGGGTCAACGGGTGGGATGGGGTAACCATCAAGAGTCTGCTTATCCATAGAGGACTACATTATCAGGTCAGACCATAATCGTGCGAGTTGCCACAGCCTTCAGCGTTTCGGCACCATGACAAGCCAACAATGTTGCCATCACCGCGTCAATCTCCACGCTCGAGTCACGCCGCGAGATACGGAAGCCGTTGTCCAGCACCTTACGAACGGTGCGCGGAATCTGAACCGACAGCAACGGGTCCGGGGCATGTTTCAGTGTTTCATTCTTGAGACGGGCATGGAACGACGAACAAGCGCCGTTGATTTGAGAGTTCAGAATAAGTTCTGAATTGATACCACGGCGAATGAGTTCGTTGTGTAAATCCTTGAGCATGAGACCGTCCATGATGATAGCCCGGGGAGAGTGCTGGTGAAGTTGCTGTGCAACAAGCATCAACTTCTCCAGAGTAGGCTTGACAATCGATGCGACCAGTTCGGTGTGAATGACACCGTCAACCATTACAGCTGCGGCCACAGTTGCGAATTCCCAGCCAGGGGAACGGTCAATACCGAACACAACCTGACCCGTCGGCAACGTGTCATCAATGCCACGCTCATTCTTGAGCCACAACGAGAACGGAATGAACACATCCTTGGCGGTATTGACGAAACGGTTCAGCCGGTAACGGATGATGTCGTTGTCAGGTTCCGAGCGTGCATCCGACAGAACAAGTTTCGGGTCAATGCGACCATCCTGCAACGCTGGTGACGCTTCCATCAACAGCGCCATAAACTCGTCATCATCGTCAGGCACAATGGCTTCTGACGCTTCCCATATCCATGCACCGAAACGGTCAAGGTCCCCGGCAATCGCTTTGTCAGCCATTCCGTAGAGTCGGGTCAATAGTTCGCTGTTCTCGTCCCCCGCTGTGGTTATGCCCACGAGTATCGAGTTCGGGCGGGCTCCGAGCCCCGTTTGGAGTGCTGACCAGCTCGAGTCATCGACAAGGTGAACCTCGTCAATAATGCCAACCGAGATGGGAATACCCTGCAACGCGGAAGCCTTTGACGCTTTGATTTCATAACGGCTACCCTCGTTAGTTCTAATCCCTCGAGTCTCCGTCAACTTCGTCATCATCGACTGGAGCGTCGGGTTCGCGTTGATAATGCGCAACACCCGGTCATGAACAAGACGGGCAAGGTCAACAGTGCTGGCAATACCGATGTTGTACTGGTTCGACTCACGCAACAACGCCCAGATACCAATGGCCGTCACCAGTTCCGTCTTGCCATTCTGTCGCGGAACCGAGACCAGACAAGAACGCCACCGTAATTCGCCTGACGGTAACAGTTCGGTAACGCGGCGCAGCAACTCACGTTGCCAAGAATCGAACTGAAACGGCTTCCCGTTCGCCACACTCCAGGCATACTCGAACGCTGGAAGATAACGGTCAATATCCGCAGCGAACTCGGGAGTCAGCGGTGGGGTATGACGTGCCGGACTAAAGACCACGGCGCAACAGTTCAGCCAACGGGTCCATATCGACAGTCGCTCCTGGCCGTTCTTTCAAAAGTGAACGGTGAAGCACACCGAACTGCGCAATCAAGGCCGCAGTAACTTCCCGGTCAAGTTCGATGGCCACGGCTTGCAACGCAACCACCGATGGTGCGTGCGCTGCAGTCAACCACGTCTCGTTTGCAATGAATTGCTGGACGGCGATTTCAAAGTTCAAGGCTCTGCTCCTAAATGTTGGAAAGTTCGGGGATAAAAAGGAAGGGTAGGCGGCGGATTGGGGCAACCCCACTCAAAAAAGAGTGGGGATGTTTTACCGGTGGCCGCCCGTCACCGTTTGTTTGTTATGGGATGACCACCCCCCACCCCGGGTTAGTCCAGTTGAGTCGGGTGTTGATGCGGTCGGCTTTGGCACTGTTGCATCGACGGCAGCAGGCGATGAGGTTGCCGGGTTCGTTACCCCCACCTAGGGAGTGGGGTGTTATGTGGTCGACGGTGTCGGCATCGCCACCGCAGTATGCGCAGGTGTGTGCGTCACGTTCGAGGATGAATGCGCGTGTGCGTTTCCATTCGGCGGTGCGTAGGTCGGCTCTGTCTTTGGCTGGCATTAGATTACCTCGAGTCCTGTGAACTCTCCGCCGGGTCGCGTTAGCATCAGGATTGCTCCGCGTTTGGCGACGTCTCCTGTTTTGTGTTTCCACCAGGTTGATTCTGATTCCATGGTTGGTGTGCAGAGAACAAGTCGGTCGCGTTTGGAACGTATGCTGAACTCATGTTCATGGCCGTGGACGAGGATATGACCAGCCTGCGCAGCGTGCAGATTGAATGATTGACCCGCCCACCAATCCATCGACTTACCCCGCGCCCATTGGTGGCCATGTACCAAGACCATGACGGTACCTTGGAAGTCAATGACCAGATGGTCCTCGTCAATGGCCGGGACGTGTATCGTGACATGTTTGTATCTTTCGGGGTTTAGTGCAAGAGCTTCTGCAATGGCGATGGCTGCTTCTGTAGCGTGACCATCATCAGCTCTTGTTTCTTGGAATCGTTGGAGTTGGTCGTGGTTGCCGTTGACCACTGACAGCCACACTTGCGGTGCGGTGATAAATGCTTCGATGTGAGCGAGTAGCATTCGACGCAGAATCCGGGTTTGTTCAGTGACGGTAAGTCGTGAACGCCACATGTTGCGTCCGTTCTGTGATTGGTTGCCTTCGATACAGTCACCAACCAGTGCGATATGAACCGGCGGTCGTCCAGCATTACGCCACCGGGTAACAGCAGTCTCCAGGGACTGGTTCCATCGTCGGATAATGCCAGCAGTCCCATCGCCGTCGAGGTCCTTACCGATTTGGGTGTCCCCGATAAGGAGATGAAGTACCACATTGGTGCTGGTCGTTGAGGGTTTAGCCGGTTTCTTTTTTCCAACCAGAGCAACAAGCTCGTCAATGCTCGATCGGTTAGCGTCCGGCTCAATGCGGAAACGGTAGAACCATGTCGGGCGCGTAACAGCGTCCGCACCAGCTGTGCTTCGTGTCCACCCGTGAGTTTGGTGACGGGCTTCAACCAGTACAGCGCGGTAGCCGGTGGGGATGACTCCGCCTTGAGCCAGGATGAATTGTTTGATTGCTTCATCGCCTTTTACCTGTTCTGTTGTTGTTGCTTCGATTGTTGATGATGATGGGTCGTGTGGATCGAACGATTGTGAGAATGTCCAGTCACCTGAACGTCCGGCCTTGATGGGCTTTGGTGTTGGTGTCTGGAGCAGTTCGCCGAGATCCATGAGTTACCGGCCGCAGGTCTTACATTCGTTGAGCCGATGGGTGCGGATGGTGGAGTCGGACATAGGGCATCCGTATTCGCGTAGTACCCGGCAGATGTGGCTGGTCTCAGTGGTTAGATCCTGAAACGCTGCGGTGATGGCTGCACGTTCTGACTCGTTGATGGATACCCACCATTGTGACCATTTGCAGGCGTTTGTTCGCCTGGGCGGTGCTTTGAGCATTTCGTCGAGATTCATGCGAGCATCCACAGGATTACGCCGACGGAATTTGCTATGCAGACGGCCGTGAGTACGGTAATGAGTTGGCGGTGTGTTTTGAGTCGGGACTCTTGGTCTTGCAGTTGTGCAACGATGGCTTTGTTCATGTCGGCTTGCAGTGTGAGTCCTTTGACCATGCCCGTTGATGACCGGACGATGTCGTTGTTGAATGCTAGTTGTTGGTCGATGAATGCTTCGGCTGATGTGTCCATTAGAACGGCATCTCCTCGGTTGCTGGCTTGGCGAATGCTGGCTTGATGTGTGGGTTGTTGATGTTGGGTGACACCTTGCCACGCTGGCTGCCGTCTTGGCCGGCATATTCCTCGTACTTGAATGAGACGTCACCGGTGACGATGATGTGATCGTCAAGGTTTACAGCTGTGGAGTCGGACCAGACTGTCCAGTTGCGTTCCCATGATGCCCCTGTTTGGGCTTTGATTGTTTCGGCTAGTTCGAATCCCCAGCGTTTTCCGTTGTCTTTGGACTCGATGAATCGGGTGATTTTGCCTTCGACTGTTCCGAGGACTCGGGCTTTGTTGAGGGCTTCTTCTGGTGTGAGTACGGGCATTAGATGTTCTCCTTTGGTTCTTCTTCGCCGAAACGGTGGCCGTATGCGACGATCTGGTTGTAGTTGTGTGGGTTGGTGATGAATCCCCAGGCTCGCAACCATTCTGCGAGTTGTCGGAATCCGTTGATTCTTCCGTAGTTGTATTCGCGGCGTAGGTGTTCGAGGTCGTCTTGTCCGATGATGCCTTTGAGTTGTAGTTGTGATAGGACGTGGTAGATGCCGCCGCGTGTTTTGACGTTGGTGTCTATCATTCGAGTTTCCCTTCTCGGTATTGTTTCGAGCACTGTTCACACTTTAGCGCAGATGTTGACGGATAATGCAAGCATCGTGGCGGAATGTATTTTGGCGTGTCGTTGTTTTCTGTTTCGGAATTATCGGCCGCCCGAGCGAAGCTCTGGGGCGTGTCGATTATGTTATCTATAATTGCCCCCGATCCGCCGTCGGGCTCCGCCCCGGCGGTCGGGGCTTTCTTTATATGTTCGGGTGACCTGGGTGTCACCCCTTGGGTGACCTGGGTGTCACCCCCCCTGACACCGGTGTCACCCCCCCTGACATACACGTCACCCCTATTGAATGACGCATTTACGACGTAATAACGATTGGTTCCGCGATGGCCGTCTTGCCGTTTGGTGACAATTTCGTTCGCTTCCTCAAGGTCACGCAGCACCCGTTGAGCATGGCGAACGGATATTCCTGCCATGTCAGCAATGCGTGCCATTGAGGGCCATGATCCGTATTCGTTGCCTTCGTGGTCGGCAAGGATAATGAGGACCAGCTTGTGTAAGCCGTAGACGTTCTTGTTGTGGATTGCGGCGCGAGTTATCTTGAATGACATGAATCCCCTAATGAAGTGTCCCCCCGGTGCTAGCACTCACCGAGGGGACAAGATTTTCGTGCGGTGCTAGCCGTTGATGATGTTATCACCAAACTCGAATAATGCAATGCGCATACCCTCATCGGTGCCGGGTGGGTCGACTTGCACCTTGACTACTTTGGCTACTTTGATGCAGCTGTCGTTCTCGAACGCCACACCTTGCAGACCGTCCATTGCTATCTTGAGCAGGTTGTCCACATCGGTGGTGGAGTATCGCTTTAGGTAGACGTCGACGTGGATCGCAAGGTTGCGCGGTTCGACCTGCTTGTCACCGTACTTGTCACGCCATGCGTCGGCTATGCGCTTCTCATAGTCGGCGGTGGTCTTTGGTGTGTAGACGCCACCGTTGCGTGCGAATCGTGGCCGACCTTTGGGGACTGGTTTTCCACTAATCCAGATGCCGTGGATCATGACAGCTCGGTTTTGCGTTTGGTGAATGCGGCTTGGAGTTCGTCGGTGCGTCCTTCGTCAACGGCTTTTGACCACAGTGTGTTGAGTTCGTCGAGTGTGGTGGCGGTGGCTGGGTCGATTGGTGTGCCAAGGCCACGAGAGAATGGTGTGACGTTGCTTCCACGGTTGACCTTTTCCATCTCTTCCCTTGAAGCTCTCTTATTTCCCGAGTATCCACAGTTCGCTAATGCACGCCCCACCGCCGATGTGGCACAGTTTTCAAGCGCCGATGTCTGGTTTGGTCCGGTGCCACCGTCACGCTCGAACGCTGTGTCTGTTCCAGCAGGTCGCAAGTCTTCTTTATCAAAGAATACTGATGCCGTGCAGACCCATTCTCCTCTGGTGCGATCACCTTCGGTAGTGATGTTGTCGACAATGACAGCAGCGGTTGGGTGGTCCTTCCAAAATCTTTTGAGTCGGGACTCTACTGTTTCGTAATCGTCAAGGTTGAAGCGTGCCATTCTCTATCTCCTTCTCTTGTGTCCACCGGTCGTGGTGAACCATCTCCATTTGGAGTCTTTCAGCCACCTGAATCAGGTCGGCAATCATTCGTTCATCACGCTTGATGATGATAGTTTTCGGTTCGAACCAGCCCGGAGCAAAGCCTTCAGCAGTTTCGATGCGCAGCAACCATGCGAATACGCATGCGGTCGCACCGGTGACGTACATCTGCCACTGGACTTGTCGACGGTACTGAATCGGGATGGCGTTAGCACCCCAGTCTTTGCCGGTCGTTTTGACTTCGGCTATGAGTGACCAGTCATCGTTGAGTCCGTCGGGTGTGGCAAGTTGCCACTTGTGGCCGTCGGCGTGGATAAGCCAATTGTTGTGTGTAATGCCGTATTCGGCTGGCAAGTTCTCTACGATCCATGACTCCCACATTCGACCGAATCGCATGTAGTCGTTGTCACCGATGTCGACGGGGTCGAGCATGTTGCGCACTTCGGCGTCGAATCCTGCTGGTGTGGCGGCGCGTGCGACGGCTGTGGCTGATATGCCGTTACGGCGTGCTTCGAACCATGCGTCGGTGCCAGACAGTGCTACGAGACGGTTACTTGTTGCAGATGTCACAAGTTTCGCCCGGTTCGTCCCCGACAACCGTGGTGTAGCCCCATCGGGCTTTGTTCAGGCACTCCATGTGTGCCGTCATTGTTTCGTGCAGAATGATGTAGTCACCATTCGGCAGCTGCTCACCTTCGTGAATACTTCTCGCGTAAATTAGATCCATAAGGCAATGATGCCATGAAGGACGGACATCTTATCAGGTTGAACGCTAGTTCGCGTTGGAATCTCAACTCGTCACGAACGGCTGCGACGAACATCTCTCGGATGATTAGATCGTGCTCGGCACGTACTTGGTTGAGCAGTTTATCGTCGGGCATAATCGTGTGCCCAGTTCGAGAACAACCATGCCACCGTGAAGATAGTGGTCATTACCCCGATGAACGTAAACACAAAGATTATCATTGCGTGAAATTCGGTCATTGTTACTCCTGTGCTAGTAGGTGGTCACATCGTAGCACAAGTGAAGACCGCCACCGACGGGAAGGGGACATCGGTGGCGGTCGGTCTAGGAGCAGTGCTCTACTAGACGGCACTCGTCGGGGGAGCGACGGATGGAACTGGAATCAACTTTGCATTCTCCGCAACCATGAACTTTTCATAGTCAAAGTTTCCTGTGGCGCGAAGAAACGCTCCACGTCGGCGAATTGCAAAGTGCAGGTGTGGGCCGTAACCCTTTTCGGAACCGAGTCCTGATCCACCGGACAGTCCGAGCAGGTCACCAGCTTTGACGATTTGTCCGGCCTTGCAACTAATTTTGGATAGGTGGAGATAGTCGGCTTTGTATGGTCCGTGTTTGACAAGGACGGTTCGTCCACCAGCACCGCTGATGCTGTTGATTACTTTGATAACTTTTCCGTCGTTGACCGCTGTGACTGGTGTGCCAACTTTGACGGGGTAGTCAACACCAGGGTCTTTTGAATGACGCTTCAAGTGTTGCGCGAACGTGTTGGATATCTTTTTCGTTTTGGTTGGGCGTAGCCACATTTTATACTCCTGCGTAGGTTCGGGGGTTGATGAAGTCGAGATCTTGGAAGTCGGTGTGTGCCACGTCATCCCAGGTGAAATAGAATGTGCGGTAGATGCTGCCGAGTGTGATGGTGAACTTCCAGTACTCGGAACCGGTCGTTGCGTCGAGGTCGAACTGGTGGTCAACGTCAAGTGCTCCGGCCACAACATCCTGCGTGATGGTGTTTGGTGAGCGCACGAACTGGTTGTTGAGATGCCATTTCGGCATTCCCGCTTCCATAAGGGTTGCGGTGATTGTGCCGTTAGCACCGACACTGGTTCCCCCGGTAGTCCATTCGGACAGTTGCGGGTGGAGATTGATGTGATGGACTGCCATGATTAGCCTTTCATAAATAGCGATAGGACGGAGCCGATGATGGCACCGATACCGGCTGCCGCGCCAGACCACCAGACCAGTTGACGTTCTAGTGAGCGGATGCGCACTTCATGGTCGTCGAGTCGTTCGCGTGCGTTGGTCTGCTTGAGCTCAAGGACAATGTCGTAAACGTCTTTGAGTGTGATTTCGTGGTTGGCCATTACTTTTCCTTGGATCGAACTGTTTCGATTGCGGAGTTGATGGTTGCGTCAAAGTCAGCGTCGTTTACGCCACCTTTGCCAGCGAAAATGAATGAGATGGCGGCGATGATGCCGAGAACTCCGAGCAGTGCACCGAACAGTGCCGATTGGACAATGTCCATGCCAACTACGGAACCTGCACCAAGTCCGGTGATGGCCGCACCGAGCGAGAATGCGGCGATGCGCATGAAGCGTTTGAGTGTTGTTTTCATTAGGTTACCTTTGCTACTTGTAGATCCATCATCCAGCGCTCTGGTGTGATGTCGTGGTTGATACCGACTACCCGATAGGTGGCCGTTGTTCCCTTGAATGTGACTGTTGTGAGGGAACCGATGTCGAGGTTTGTTGCGACGATGGGGTTTTGTGCTGTGTTCCATCGCAGGGATTGGACGGTGATCTCTGGGTTGGCGAAGTCGGCGAGGAGTTCGGCGGTGCGAGTGTCCATGACGTTGTTGTATCGGATGGAGCGTGACTGGCCTGTAATGCCTTCCCATTCGTAAACGTACGTTAGATCATCGGTTGTGTCACCACTGAACCATGTTGATGCGGTGGCTGCCGTCTCCATTTGTTGCGCTGTCGCGTAGTAGCGGAATCCTGTGTTGTTTGCACCACCATAAAGGAAAGTTGAAAACACCGTTGCATAAGCGGCATTTGCTGGTGCTGTTGCAGTTACTGTTCTGCGGGTCCAACCAGTTGCCGTAATTGTGGCAGTACTTCCCGATGATGTGGAGATAGTTGCACCCGTATCGGTATACCAACGAATATCTGCACGTCCTGTTAGTGATGTGGCGTGACCAACACCTGCGCGTAAGTATGTGCTGGCTGTGTATTGGGTTGAAGGTGTGATTTGAAAACTGAAAATATTAGAACTAATAAACTCTCCACCGTGCAGGAATAGGGTTCCTGGGTTTTGGGCTGTTGTTCTTCCTCGGGTAACATAACCGCCAACACCTGAAACTGGCTGTGTTGTCCCAGTGGATAGGAAGCCAGTTGCGCCGGTTGAGTTTGACGCGATGTCTACCCTGTCAATTTCCATGTTTGAGTTACCTCTTTGTAACCCGAAGTTTGATACGGAACATGAGGGGTTTGGAACCCAGTTGTAACCGTTGACCTCAGTCCACAAGTTTGTGGTCAAGTCAACCTGTCTTGCACCCCAGTTTGTTCTGGATGTGGTATCAGAATCTACCCACTCGACCGAATACTCCTCGAACCTGTCGGAGCCTGCAGTGGTACGCCGCGACCCGATGTTGTCAAGTGTTATCTGATTGATGATGTTGGCCGTGTCATACGATGTGGCGATGTCGTTGTAGTAGATGTTTCCGTCGGCTACCGTGTCGGAGAATGCACAGACGGGCAGCGCATAGTCAAAGTCTTGTGCAAACTGTGTGACGTTGTTCTTGTCTACCCACCAGTAAGCGCCCACAGACTGTGTGGCGAGGTCAAAGTGGTCAACCAGTGTGCCAGTGTACAAGTTGTCCTGAACGCGGTAGGCGAGGTCTGTAGCGACTCTGGTGAGGTTGTAATCATAGAACGCAACATGCTCCATAATGCCCACAATGGCGTTCACAGACTCCGCAAGTTCAATCTGTACCGTATGTGTCGAACTAGAAGCTGTAAACGTGTAGGACGGAATCGTCGAACCCACAGTCGTGCTCGAAAGAGTGACCGAAGAACCGTTACCAATACCGTTCACAGCGAAACGATAAATGTTGCCCGGCACAGCAGCCGTCATCAGAATTGCTTTACCACTGATGATGTACTGACGACCAGCAGTCAAGTTGGTATAGGTCTTCTCAATACCATAATTGCCGATTGGATAGTTACCTGTGGCACTGGTCGATGTTGCTTTCCGCTGAATACCAGTCTCAGGAATCAAGGCCGGTATTGAAGTATGCACAATCTCAAACGTCGAATGACCGTGCGATCCGAAGTTTGCCCACCCATCTAAAGGCAGGTCTGGTGGTGTGATATATCCTGAAGCGCTCGAGGACAGCACGGATGTTGATGCTGCGGCCGCAGCTGTCGCATTGACCGCACCAACCTTGACATAAACTGTTGACCCGTAACTAAGCCCAGTAATTTTGTAGGTTGTTGCTGTTGAACCGGTACTGATTGTTGTGGATCCGCTGAAGTCGGAATTGTATGACCAGATGATGTTGTAGCTGGTGACGGCGCTTCCACCGTTGTCTGACGGTGCCGTCCATGCAACATCCACAGCATTTTCCAGTGCAGCCTGCGCAACGCTCAACGCTGTTGGTGAGTTTGGAACCTGAAAGTAATCGACTCGTCCCGAAAGTTTCCCCCACGTACCACCAGCAGGGTCCGTCGTACCCGTTGCCCCACTGTCACGACCGAAGTAGAATCCTGACGAACCGTTCTCATCAATGGTGACAACTTGATTGCCACCATTCAGATAAATACCGTTGAGAGGTTTGTATCCTGATGCGTTGGCCGAACTGTCCGAAGCAATGGTATAGAAGCTGGTGTATTGCGAACCGATACCAATACGAAGCTGTCGAGAACCACCACGGCCAGCCCAGTACACCTGAACAGTCGAGACAAGAATCGGTTTGTTGCCTAGTGAGTCAACACGGCCAGTAGTCGGCAACGGCACACCGTTCGCAGCACTAGTCGAATACACCTTTGAATTGGCACTCCACGACAAAGTGACATCAGGTGTTGCACCACCAGCAAAGCTCAGTAAAGTCATTTCGTCCCCTAAAAGTTATCCACGACAGTGTTTTGATTAATATCTGGCACATTTATATCTGTGATGGCGTACGGTTCGAGCGTGGCGATCCGTTCTTCCCATCGCTCATACCCGGCAGTCGTGGTTACACCGGGCACCGTAATGTTCGAGTGCGCTTGGATTGCGTCCACAGCGGTGATGCTCACGTAAGTGTCGATAGCGAATGTAGTCGTATTCAGAACGTATGCAGAATTGATGTCAGCAATAGTTCCCAGATACACCGACCCTTCATCGGGTGTTGCGAACTGCGTTGAGTACACCTGAACCGGCATGCGCGGTGACAACGTTGCCACAACGGCCGGATCGAGTGAGTTATACAGCACAATCGTTGCCAGTCCGACGTTCACCGAATCAAGTCCCAGAACACCGACAGTTCCGCCGCGCTGAATCTGCACCTCGTTACCTTCAGACAGAATCTCCGTCCAGACCAAAGTCGACTTATTCTGCACACGAATACGCAGATAGTCGTAGGGAACAGTCGAATAAGTCAACGCGCACCCAGACGTTGAGCATCCTGAACAGCCTTCATAACCGTACGGCCAACAGTTGCGGTAGGAGTTATGCCCGTCACGTTGACAGTCACCGGGGACTTTGATGTTGAGCCGGTGCGCCCTTGCGGTGTCGGCCGCGGACCAACAGGAATCGGCACATCAAAGTTCGGGCTAGAACCGCCACTGAAGTTCTTGATCCACGCTTTACCGCCCGGTGTACTGAACCAGTCACCAATGGCTTTGAGTGCGCTGTAAACGCCTTGCAAGCCTTTTCCGACGTTGACGGCCGACTGAGCCAGAAACGCCATAGTCGATGCAAAGTCTTTGACCGCTTGCGCACCTTCAGGTGATGCAATCCATTTACCAAAGTCCTCAAGTTGTTTGGTCAGGTCTTTGATTGCCTTCTTGCCCTCGACCGAGTCCAGCCAGGCAGACATCTTGTTGGCAATATCATCAACTGCTGGCAACAGAGCAAGCGACATTGTTTCCACAACGTTTTCAAAGCGAGCGTTCATCTTGTCTGTCGCGGATGCTGTTGCAGCTGCAGTTCCACCAACCTGCGTTTCGATTGCCGACAGAATGAGTTCTTGTGCTTTGAGCAACTTACCCGACTCGACCAGAGCCTTGATTTTCTTTTTCTCGGAATCGGTGAACGTGACACCAGCCTTGCGTAGCGCTGTAAGGCCCTTGATTGGGTCTTGGAGCGCCTTACCGAGTTGTTTGGCGTTACTCTCTGCATCACCAAATCCTGCGGCGGCTAAGTCGATTGCAGCGATTGTTGCGCGGTCGAATGCTCCACCTGTTGTGTCGGCTGTTTTCGCTAATTGTTTGAATGTGAGCAAGATGGCTTCGGCTGAACGGACTAGCTCATCATCGACACCGGTGGCAAATGAGATTGCTTCGGCATATTCCGACAGTCGGTCTGTGACGTTCTTTGTGTTGTCACCGAAAAGTCCCATCTGTTTGGCGATGTTCTCAAGTCGGAGTTCGGACTTTCGGGCTTCCTCGCCCATCTTGATAAAGTTCGGCAAGAAAGCGAACAGTGCCCCTGCGAGTGCGCTGATGGCACCGAACGCGAGTCCCATGCCGGTCTTGAGAACCGAGCCGAAGGTGAGGGCTGACTTGCCAGCCTTTTGTAAACCTGTTGCGAACGATTTTGTTTGCGCCACTAATGTGACAATCATATTTCCGCGAGCCATTATGCTCCCCCGAATCCTGTTGCGTCGAAGCCGTTCTTTTCAATCCAACGGCCAATCTCTTTGTTCCACATTCTGACTACGCCGCTGCGAGTCTGGTCGCGTGCGGTGCGCATGTACGGGTTGCCCTTGGTGCGAATGTTTTCTTGACGAACTCCACGACCGTCACGGAATACTCTCGCACCGATACGGCTACCGAGGTCAGAACGCTTATAGAACCGACCAAATGACACGGACTTGGCATACGAGTCTGTTTCGCCCCGTTCTTTTGCGCTTGCAATGACAACGCCACCAAACAAGTACCGGGCAGGTGCGTTGTTTTGTGTGATTTTCTTGCCTTGATAACCGCGAATTGAAAGAGCAAGCGCACCGGATCTACGAGGTGCTAAATGGGTGGCGCGTTGAGCAACAATGATGGCTGCCTGCTTGACCCACTTTTGAAACTCGTTTCGCTCGAGTCCCATCTCTTTCAGTTTTCGTGCCACACCGTTCGGTCCGTAGAGTCCAGCGATGTACGCGCTACCACTTTTGCTCGTGGCAACGCGCACACCGTAGACACTGTCGGCCATGTTAGACCGTGGCGAGAACGGGTGCGCCTACAACTTCGAAGCGAACGCCAGACCACGAGAACGTGCCATCGGCAGATGCGTCTCCACCAAAAGGCAGACGGCCTTGTGCAGGGATGCGCAGAGTGCCAGTGAAAGTTGATGCCAGAGCGGTTGAGCTGGTGAGAACGAACGGAACTTCGTCACCTGCGGAGTTCCAGCAAACACGCCAGAACGAAGCAAGGTCAGTTGAAGTAATACCTGACAGCTCTACATACCAGTCACTACTGCCGCCTTCAGCTGCCGAAGCAAATGTCGTGACATCGGTTGATGCTTCTTCTGACTGGAGCATGATGCTTGACAAGTCAGCGGTGTAATCGTCACCGTCGACCGTGATAGTGATGGAGTTCGCTTTTACACGATTGACCATGATTTATTTCCTTTACAGTTGTGTGTTTTGTTTGACCGTGATGGTCGCACCCAGATAAACACCGGTTGGTATTTCAACCGATGTCGGTTGACCTACTTCGGCGGCATACATGCCAGGAGCGTTGTAGATTGCGGTGAGAACGGTTTCGACCGTCTCATCGAGGGCTTTGGAGATGACAATGTTCGTCCCAGTGGCCGCGATAATTTCCACGTCAAATGAGATGACGAATTCGCCGAACACTTCACCGCTGACGATCCAGTCACCCGAGGGGACCATGACGGCCATCGGTGGGACTGCCCGGTCGGGAATCTCCGCATAAGCGCGCACCCCTGCTGTCTCAAGTACAGCGAGGAGTGCGGCTCGTGCTTCGGAAATCATGCGAACGAATATCCGTTGATGATTGGGTTCAGCAGTGGGTATGCGCCGACCATAGGGTCACGGGCGACACGTTGCGTTTGTGTACCGTCGAACGTCGCAAATTGTGCGATGCCGTTCGGTGCAGACCGCCGGTTGAACAGTTCCTGACCAACCTCGAGTCTGGCGCGGTCAAAGACATCGTTCGGAACGTCACGATCGCGGATGTATGCGTTGACGAGCGTTGTTGCTTCATCCCAGCATTGTTCTACGAAGGTGTCATCGGCGGATGCGGAGTTCACATACGCTTTGAGGTTGTTCCATGTCATGGCCACGCCAGGCTCCTAGAGGTTATTACGGGGTCTGGTCGATGGGGATGATGAACGCAGGGTACTCGCCAGCGGTGGCCGTGTAGGTCGAGAGCGAGAACGCTTCCGACAGGTTGACGGCGTTTTCCTGCGAGAGACGAAGCGCTCCCGAGGTGTACTGACGGAGAGCGAGCGACGAAACGAATGCGCACTCGTCCTTGTTCACCGAGTCAAGTCCAGCGTCAACGACGATGGGGATGCCGGCGATGGATCCACGGAGACCGGAGACGTTTGCCGAACCTGCGAAGCCGAGGGCTTCACCAGCGAACGAGATGACCGGGGTTCCGTCAAGAGCAAGCAAGTCCTTGAACGTGGCCTTGTCAACGACGAGGGCATCAATCTGCACACCGTTGGGGGTGAAGTAGGTTGCCGATGCGTCAGCAAGTGCGCCAACCCAGCCGTCGTATGTTCCAGCTGCAAGGGTGACCTTGTTGGTTGCGATGACTTGTGCTGCACAAACAGCCTGGTACTTGGTGCGGAGCTGGGTGGCGAGAGCCTTGCCGAGTCCGATTGCCTGACCGCGGAGAACCGAGTTCAAGTAGTCAACCGATGAACGGTCGATAACCTGACGCGACAGTTCGGAGTAGTTTCCGACCGTGATGATGTTCTCGGTGAACGTGTCCAGGTTGAGCTGGTAGTACCCGAGGTCGTCACCTTCGGCAGCCTGTGTGGCCGTACCGTCAGTGATGCCGTCGACAACAGCGAACGTGATCGTCATGCCGGTGGGGGGAGTAACGCCGCGACCGAACACCGAACCGAGAGGGTTGGCTGCTTCGACGAGACGGATGAGGTCTACGTCAACGGGGGTCGTGATTGAGTCAGCGGTCGTTGCGCCAGTGTAAGCGCGGACTGCGTTCTCTTCGTTGGCAGCGAGTGCCTGGAGGAAGTGTCCAGCCGAACGGTAGGACGGTGCCGAAGGGGTTTCGACGGTGCCGAGAGTTGAGATTTCACGCTCAACCATTTCAATGCGCTCACGAACCTCGGCGAGTTCGGGAGTCAGGTCACGGATTTCATCCATGATTTCTCCTTTTTGTTCAGCCGATACAGGGATGTCCTGTTCGGGTTCGTCACGCAATTCCGTGACAGTCGCTCCCTCATACCAAGGGAACGAAACTAGTGAGACTTCACGCACATAGGCATCGGTCACAATGCGGTTGCGTTCTTCGTCTGTGGTGGACTTGCGCATGAGGAAACCAACCGAGAAGCGGTTGATGACACCATCCTCGAGAAGTGCAATGGCATCCTTGCCACGCGCCGTTTCGGATATGGTTGCGCGAATCTCAAAGCCTTCGTCAGTGTGACGGCCTTCGATAATGCGACCAATCGGTTCTGACTTGTCGTGTTGCCACATCAGTTTGGCTTCGGGGTCGAGCGTTACGGAGTCCCGAGCGAACATCTCGCCATTCTCCAGTGTGCCGTAAGGGACAGCGATGCCAGCGACTTCGCGCTTGTCCTTGTCAGTGAGACGGAACTCCATCTCACGGGTCTCAAATTGTTCCATTGGGAACTCCTAACAGTGGCGCGAGCTTCTCGTCCTCACGGACTTCATCGATTGTTTTGAAGCCTGCTGCGATTGCGATTTGGTGGGCTTGGTATCGGGTAAGTGTGTCGTTGCGGAGAAGTGCGTCGATGTTCATGCGTGCGTCGGTTCCACGTGGGAGCAGAGCGCTCATGGCTTGCTCAATCTCGACGTAGTAGGCAGACAGCGAGTACCGGGTGAACGCGATCTGTTCCTGCTCGACGTTCGAGTACGTCATGCTCGAGCCGGCTTCTGCCAGCATCATGTTCGCGGGAATCCCTAGGATGCGACAGACTTGCGAAGTGTTCCACTGCTGGACCTCGACGAACATCGCGTCACGGGGGTTCAGGAACAAGTTCTGAATTGACAACTCGGCAGGTGACACCACACTGCCACCAGTCTGCGCGTTACGCAACGACTCAGCAATATCAATCAACGTGTCAGGCGAGACAGGAACCTTCGGCGAAACAACCTGCGCAGCCATACCCGAATCCGAGAACCACTTCGACGCAAAATCGCGGGTATCCTTCGAGTTTCGCAATTCCGCCTGGCACGCCTGGATAGGACCAAGGCCGTAAAGGTTGCCGGGCATGCTAAGCATCTTGAGGTGCTGAATCTCATTAGGTTGGTATTCAGTAGTACCCCGATAGGTGTACCCGGTGAGTTCTCCGCTATCCGTCGACTCAATCAGAATGTCGAATGGGTTCAGCACTTCAAGTTTCACAGTCTCACCGCGGCCATTGCGCGAAATACGCCAGTAAGCGTTTCCAGCCACAGCCATCGAATTGACAGTACGCGCCATAAACTCGGCACGGGTAATCTTGTCATCCGGTTGCTTTACCCACAAGGGTGTCGACTCAAGCCGAACATCGTCACGGTAAAGGTGCACACCAATCTGCTTGATTGCGTTCGACAGAATAGATACGCCACGGTAGACGGCGGCAATGCTCACAGCTTCGAGAGTGTTCACACCAGCCGATGCGGAACGGGGCGGTGGCACGATACTTGATCGCGTTGTCAGTTCGGTGCTGAATTCGGACGCGACTGAACGCACCGTCTCGATTGCTCGGAACGGGTTCAGGAAGTCCAGAAGGCTTGCCATACGCAATAATCGTACCATACGACGCAAGAATCTTGCGTAGCGTGTCTAAATTGTACGTTTTATGTTATTGGCAGGAATCGCACTGCAAGAAGTCCATCGGGTCAACGGGTGGGATGGGGTAACCATCGAGAGTCTGCTTGTCCATAGAGGACTACATTATCAGGTCAGACCATGATCGTGCGAGTGGCCACAGCCTTCAGCGTTTCCGCACCATGACAAGCCAAGAGTGTGGCCATCACCGCGTCTATCTCCACGCTCGAGTCACGCCGCGAAATACGGAACCCGTTGTCTAGCACCTTGCGAACGGTTCGCGGAATCTGAACAGACAGCAACGGGTCCGGTGCGTGCTTGAGCGTTTCGTTCTTGAGCCGGGCATGGAACGAGGAGCAAGCACCGTTTATCTGCGAGTTCTGAATAAGTTCTGAATTGATACCACGACGGACAAGCTCGGTGTGTAGATCCTTGAGCATCAGACCGTCCATGATGATAGCCCGGGGAGAGTGCTGGTGGAGTTGTTGTGCGACGAGCATCAACTTTTCCAGAGTCGGCTTCACAATGGATGCGACCAGTTCGGTGTGGATGACACCGTCAACCATTACAGCTGCGGCCACAGTTGCGAACTCCCAGCCAGGGGAACGGTCAATGCCAAAGACAACCTGACCGGTCGGCATGACATCGTCGATGCCACGCTCGTTCTTGAGCCACAACGAGAACGGGATAAACACATCCTTTGCGGTGTTCACGAATCGGTTCAGCCGGTACCGGATAACATCCAGGTCGGGTTCTGATCGCGCATCAGACAGAACAAGCTTCGGGTCAATGCGACCGTCTTGAAGTGCAGGGTTGGCTTCGGTAAGTAACGCCATAAACTCGTCATCGTCATCGGGGACAATGGCTTCGGATGCTTCCCATATCCACGCACCAAAGCCTTCGAGTTCTCCAGCGATTGCCTTTTCGGCCATGCCATACAGTCGAGTCAAAAGTTCGGAGTTCTCGTCCCCTGCTGTTGTGATGCCACAGAGCATTGAGTCGGGTCGACTGCCGAGCCCGGTCTGAATGGCCGACCAGCTTGCATCATCAACCAAGTGCACTTCATCAATGATTGCAATTGAAACGGGGATACCTTGAAGGCTGTTTGCTTTAGACGTTTTGATTTCATATCGCGTTCCCTCGTTAGTTCGGATACCACGAGTCTCGGTAATCTTTGACATCATCGACGAGAACGTCGGGTTGGCATTGATAATGCGCAACACTCGGTCGTGGACAAGTCGAGCCTGCTCAACGGTCGACGCAATACCGATGTTGTATTGATTTGGTTTCCGCATCAGAGCGAGCAGTCCGATTGCTGTTGCTAATTCTGTTTTGCCGGATTGTCTTGGGACGCTGATTATGCAACCTCTCCACCTCAAGGTCCCGTCTGGTAACAGTTCGGTAACGCGGCGCAGCAGCTCACGTTGCCACGGGTCGAACCGAAACGGCTTCCCGTTTGCAACAGTCCAGGCATACTCGAACGCTGGCAGGTAACGGTCAATGTCGGCCGCAAAGTCTGGGGTCAGTGGCGGTGTGTGACGTGCAGGGCTAAATACCACGACGCAACAGTTCAGCCAACGGGTCCATATCGGCTTGCACGCTTGGCCGTTCTTTCAGCAACGACCGGTGGAGCACACCGAATTGCGCAATCAAGGCGGCAGTCACTTCCCGGTCAAGTTCGATGGCCACGGCTTGCAATGCAACAACCGATGGTGCGTGCGCTGCAGTCAACCACGTTTCGTTTGCAATGAATTGCTGGACGGCGTTTTCGAAGTTCAAGGCTTTGCTCCTAAATGTTGAAAAGTTCGGGCGTAAAAAGGAAGGGTAGGCGGCGGATTGGGGCAACCCCACTCAAAAAAGAGTGGGGACTTTATGCGAGGGGACAGACCACCCACGATTGTTTATGTTATGGGATGACTACCCCCCACCTGGGGTTCGTCCAGTTGAGGCGTGTGTTGATGCGGTCTGCTTTGGCAGAGTTGCATCGTCGGCAGCAGGCGATGAGGTTGCCTGGTTCGTTACCGCCACCGAGGGAGTGGGGGATGATGTGATCTACAGTGTCTGCCACCCCCCCGCAATATGCGCACGTTTCAGCATCTCTGGCGAGGATGAATGCGCGTGTGCGTTTCCATTCGGTGGTGCGTAGGTCGGCTCTGTCTTTGGCTGGCATTAGATGACCTCGAGTCCTGTGAACTCTCCGCCGGGTCGCGTTATCATCAGGATTGCTCCGCGTTTGGCAACGTCACCTGTTTTGTGTTTCCACCATGTTGATTCTGATTCCATGGTTGGGGTGCAGAGAACAAGTCGGTCGCGTTTGGATCGTATGCTGAACTCATGTTCATGGCCGTGAACGAGGATATGACCAGCCTGCGCAGCGTGCAGATTGAATGATTGACCCGCCCACCAATCCATCGACTTACCCCGCGCCCATTGATGGCCATGTACCAGGACCATGACGGTACCGTTGAAGTCAATGACCAGATGATCCGAGTCCACTTCCGGGACGTGTATCTTGACATGTTTGTACCTTTCGGGGTTTACTGCAAGAGCATCTGCAACCGCGATGGCCGCTTCTGTAGCGTGACCATCATCAGCTCTTGTCTCTTGGAATCGTTGGAGTTGGTCGTGGTTGCCGTTGACCACTGACAGCCACACTTGCGGTGCGGTGATAAATGCTTCGATGTGAGCGAGTAGCATTCGACGCAGAATCCGGGTTTGTTCAGTGACGGTAAGTCGTGAACGCCACATGTTGCGTCCGTTCTGTGATTGGTTGCCTTCGATACAGTCACCAACCAGTGCGATATGAACCGGCGGTCGTCCAGCATTACGCCACCGGGTAACAGCAGTCTCCAGGGACTGGTTCCATCGTCGGATAATGCCAGCAGTCCCATCGCCGTCGAGGTCCTTACCGATTTGGGTGTCCCCGATAAGGAGATGAAGTACCACATTGGTGCTGGTCGTTGAGGGTTTAGCCGGTTTCTTTTTTCCAACCAGAGCAACAAGCTCGTCAATGCTCGATCGGTTAGCGTCCGGCTCAATGCGGAAACGGTAGAACCATGTCGGGCGCGTAACAGCGTCCGCACCAGCTGTGCTTCGTGTCCACCCGTGAGTTTGGTGACGGGCTTCAACCAGTACAGCGCGGTAGCCGGTGGGGATGACTCCGCCTTGAGCCAGGATGAATTGTTTGATTGCTTCATCGCCTTTTAC